CTATGTTTAGGTAATGTTTCATGATCAGAAGTCATATGAGTTGAACCATTTATATTCCCATCAAAATTAGGAGTCGGTGTAATATTATTACTAATTACTACAGAATCTAAATCTAATTTATAATCTGATTTCTTTTCTGATACATCTGGTTCTGGAACTTCTCCAAATATACCATTAGTTTGCGCCTCAGTAAATAGTTCTTCGTAATCTCCTGCATAACCATTTGCTTGAGCTACTTTTACTATGCGTGATTTTTGACTGTTAGTTAGAGGCATTATTTTGTTTTGATTTAATCATTGCTGCTATCTTTTGTTCCTCAACAGCGTTATCTTCTTTATTCATAGCTCTGTCAGCATCTATCTTCTTATGATCAACTTGTACTTGTTTATTGTTGTTTGAATTTTGATCATCATCAGCTTGAGCTTTTCTTCTAGACTCTACTTGATCTAAACCTGCTTTCAAGTTAGAAGCATTGATTGTAGTCTCTGATTGTATTAAAGCTACTTCAATTTTATTACGTCTATCTTTATCATTCTCACCAGCTTCAAATTGCATTTTCTCTTGCTGTACTTGTATTTGTTTCTCTGCCTGTGCGTTCTGAGCTTCTTGTTGTGCTTGCTCTAATTGCTGAGTAATTTTCTCAGCTTTAGCTATCTTACCCTTAATTTGAGTAAAACTATCTGAATCAATAGCTTCAGCCACAATAGAAGCAGGTACACCATTCTGTATCATAGATTGCGCTAACATTTCTACTTTAGATTTCTTCTCTAAGTCTGCCCCAGCATCAGTAACAAATATACCATACTCAGATTCCATATGATCTAATGGATTAACTTTTAAGAACTCAACGGCACCATCAGGCATAACATAAGATGTTTTCTTTCCAGAAACCCAAGCTAATTTAGAATAATCTAAAAGAGCTTGTAAATCTTTCTCTTCTAATGATCCTATCTTTCTAAAGTAATCTTCTGTAATATGAGAAGATTGCATAATAGCTTGTTGTGTAATTCCTTTACCTTCATATTGACCAGTCTGACCTTGTCTTTGTCTATTAACTCCAGACAATCTTTCCCACTCACTTAATATAGAATCTAATAATAATACATACTGCTGTATAGTCTTAATAGATAAATCCATAACATTTTGATGCTGTGGATTTAATTGCATTCCTTCTTTGTTATAATCTACCCAAGCAATACCAATTGCATCAATGTAGTACATAAACTTATCCATATCCCATTTCTTAGGAATCATATTAATATCAAACTGAGCTATAATATCTTTAGATTTAGCAATTGCTATTTCTAATCTATATTTATATATATTATAATTTATTTGATACGCTACCCCAAGCTGTACTAGTGATACATTGTCAGAATTAATCTCTGAGTATTTAATACCATTAATAGGTAACTTACATAAAGAAGGATTATTTAAAGATCTTCTTTGATTTTCTACAGGTCCTACCTTACAAAATATTGTAGAACCTATTCTTGTTCCTTGATACACTTCTGGAACCCATTCATATTCTACATAGCCGCCTTGATCTTTAATCTCTTTTGGTAGTTTATATGCATCTGGTATCTCTACTACTTCCATATCTCCTGTCTCAGGATCTGGATAATGTAAGAATCCTACTCTAGAAATAGATTTCCAATATACAGTTATAACTTCTATAAGCCTAGACCTACCTCCTCTTTGTCTTCCGTTGTCTGGGTTTGACCCATACAATAAAAATGATCCATCATCAAATTCTTCTGGCCTTTCTAAAGTATCAATATCTGCTTCTGTTAAAAATTCTCTATAAGTATCTACAATACTACTAACATGTGAGTCTCTTCTTGTTAAAGCCCAATCACCATCTTCAATAAAATCAATATCCGGATCTTTATCATAATCAACATCTAGTGGATTTAATACATCATAAAATACTTCACTGTTTACAACACCTCTATGAGTATATGCTTCACCAGAAACTAAGAAATGAAACCAAAGTTTTTGAAACTTATTATGAATATTATTATTATACATAATATAACTAAGAGATTGCTGTCCTATAGCAGCTCTTTTATCTACATATGACATATCAAACTGTTCTGCTATATGTTGTGGTAATTCTACTTCTTGACTTGGAGACCCTGTAGGAGGAGCTCCTTCAGTTTCATTCATTCTATTAATGAACATTTGCTCCATAGCTTGTTTTACTTTTGCTTTTTTCTGCTCTTCTTTCATGGAGACTGAGTCCGCATTAGCAACAGCTACAGTATAATTTAAAGGACGTTTTGTTTTCTCACCTAATAATAGATCTACGATTGGCTTTATTATAGGATAATTACGAATCTTTGAAGGAAAGTTATTCCTCGCTTTGCCATAGGGCTTTAAAACATAACGATAATCTTCATCTAAAATGTGTCCATTATAGAAATCATATAATGCTTGTATGTTACTTCTGCGTGACCCAAAACCTCCAACATCAGACAAACTGATGTAAGCTTGTACACATTGTTTTGCCCATTCTTTATTTTTTTTAGATGTGGGTATTTTTTGTTTTGGTATACTATGAGTAGTCGTATCTGTATGTATTTTCATATGTTAAAAGTATTGTCTATTAAAAAAGTCATCTTGTGCCCTATCTTTGTAAATATCAGTTACCTCAGCATTATACAATTCTCTTGTATGATACATACCAATCATTAACGCCATGACACGGTCAAAGTTTCCTTTATGGTTAAATTTAAGTAATTCTTGTATGAGTGCTGGGTCATAAATCTTTTGCAAATTTAAGAATTTTTTTCCAGTATCGTCTACCCCCCGAAGTGAATTTAGCCAATCTCTTATATATATCTCACCTTGGTGCTTCCTAGCCTCTGTCATATGCATGCCATACGTACGTCTAACACGTCTAGATTGCAGTTCTTTCTTGTCTAACATCTCAAATTCAGGCTGTAGTCTGTGCAGCTTTCTATGTCTTTTTGCGTATGCTATTATCTCACCTCTATCATTCTCAAATCCTATCTTACAATTATAATAATCTGCAAGCATAAATAGATTTCTATTGTAATCATCTTGTGTTTTAGGTCTACCAACATAAGAAGCTACAATCATATCGTCAGGTTGTGATAAATTATTAGGTCTCTTTAATACATATGCTGCTCCTAACGAGGAGGAGTCTGCTGATTGATTCTGACCATATGGATCATGACATATCACATATAAATTATGAGGTGTTTCATCTTGTGTGTTTCTATATGGTGATTCATATATAACTATAGATCCTGTATTATCATCATCTTTTCTGTGAGGAAATTTTAGTATAGGGTGTGCAGAGTAGTCTGGTTTAAATTCTACTTTATCTTTTTTATAATAAAATCTTCCTGGAGTTCCTTTAGTATGTAAATTATTAGCTTTAATATTATTATAATGTTCTTGTAAAGATGCTACATCAAATAAATTAGCTGTAACTTGTAACGTAGCTTCTTGTGGAGAAAAAGGATGTTCTGCTATATACTGATCTAATGATTTTGCATCAGCCGCCCCTTTCTTCTTATCTCTCATTCCTTTCTCATACTCTACAGCGTCACCTTTAATAGAGTTTCCATCTTCATCTATAAAACCATCTAAATTCTTTTGTATAGGTATAAAATATCCACATCTTGTGCCTGTAGCACCTGCATCCCATACATTCTCATAGTCCATACAATCATATGCTGCAGGGTTATAAAATATTTCTTCCATCGCCTCAAAATCAGCGCCTTCTGTACCACCTGTACCAAAAGCAATCATCATACCTAATGTTTTTGCTCCTTGCCTCATTGTTGGCATTGTTACCTCCCAAGCTTTGAGTAGTCCGGGGAAAGAACCAGCTTCCTCAAAGAAAACTAGTTCTCCCGCCTTTCCCCTCACCTTGTCTGGAGCATCCTTTAAAGATACCCCCATTATCTGGGATTTCATACCCATCTCTATTTCAATACCGTTTACTTTCTTTTTATACCCAGACATCTTACTCATCTCTCTATCTCTTAATCTAGGTTGTGCCCATGCTGTATTATCATCTATAAAAGATAAAAACTCCCACGCTTTAGATAGAAGTCCGTCACCAATTAAATATTCTTTTTGTCCTGCAAATACAAAGTTTTTAGAGTTCTTTACAAAGAAGTAGTTACGAGCTAACATAGACCCTGCTTTATAAGAGTACCCTTTACGCCTAGCTTTAAGTACAATCATATGTTTATTGCTCGCCCTTGCTTTGTCTATCTCTTGGAAGTACTCCCAATCACCATCATAAAATCTAGGGAAAGTTCTTTCACGTCTAGATTGTATTGTACCGTCAGGTAATGTTTCATCTACAGCTCTGTCAATAGGACAATAATTTAAATAAAAATAATGGAAGCCTGTAACATGTAATTCATCTATTGTATACCCATACATACATCTTTTAGTCTCTTCATCCCAAAAGTCGTAATACCCTTTAGTATTAGGAAGAGTATCAGTATAATAACCATTCTGCTCAAAAAAATACGCAGCTGGGCGTATCCTATTTATATCCTTAAACTGTTCGGACATGTATCTTTAATCTTTATTAATTCAGAACATTTTTCATACTCTTCTGTTGATGTAAAATACTCTACAAGAATATCTATCATATCAGCAGTTCTGCCATCTTCTTCCATAGGGTTAAAAGGTAAAGGATATGAATCTATATCATCACCTTCTAACTCATAATAAATATCATCTAAAGTTCTTCTTTTAGTTATAATATTAAAAGCATTCTTCATAGCTATTTCATATAACTCTAGATCATCTTCATAATTTTTTTGATTTTCTTTCCATTCTTCCATTACATACTATATTTATTTACTTCAACTCCTCCTCTGTTACTATTATTTGCTTGCTCTTCTTTTCGTACTATATCTTCTAATCTAGCTAATCCATCTACTACTTTTCCCATATTAGATAAGTTTGCAATTAAATCTTTAGCGTGGAATATAGGTTTACCATTATCATCCATCATAGTTAGGTCTATATCTCCAAAGTACTTTTCTAATTTAATAACAGACCCTCTAGCTGCTTTTAATAATTTTACTGCTGAGGTTTCTAATAGTTCTTCATACTTAGAGCACGCTGCATCTATCTTAGAACTTTCTTTCCATGCTTTAGCAAAGATACCATTTTTTACTTCAGTTTTACGTTCTTCCCATTCATAAACAGCATATGGAGATCTATAATCAACCATAAAGTATACATAAGCTAATTCCTGAGCTGTTAACGGTCTGAATTCTATTATTAACTTAGCGTATGGAGATGGTACTGCTTTGTTATCTACAATTATTAAAAGGTCCTTAGTGCGCATTTATTTTTTAGCATTTGTTAAATCTGTTATATATTTTACTCTATTCTTATTTACTGAAAACTTACCAAAATAAGGAAGTCGTACTGTCTCAAATTTACCAATACTCATAACTTCTGAGACAAATTTAAATTGATAAGTTACTATACGTTCTATATCTTTTAAAGGTTTTTCATGTTTATTCGCTAGATAATAAATTATCTCTTGTTTATTTTTTACTGCTGCCATCATCTTCTTTTTTAATTGCGGCATGAAGTTTAATTTCTTCAATATTTTTTTTAAATCCTCCTTTCATTTTAAGTTTAAGTTCAGCTGCTCTAGCCTCCGATCCTGCCCTCTCCGCCGCTGCAGACGCTTCCACTAATACCTTCTCCTCCTCTTTAGTAAGCACTAGCTTATTCCAGCGTTTAGGATTATCTGCACACTCTGATGTTTTCCATCCTGCTTTTACAGGCATATGACACCCACATAAACCGCAAGATTTATTTTCTGTAAAATGCTCACATGACACACATATAGATATTCTTTCTTCATATTCTTCTGAAGAAGTTAGTGGTGCTCCTTGTTTAATAAAATTTACAGACTCTTTAGCAAAGTTCTGTACCATTTTTAATATAGATGGTTTCTTTTGTTTCATTTTCAATATTTTCTAAAATTATACGTTCACATTCTCCTGTAAATGATTGATGTATTACAAAATATAAATCATCATTGTAAGGATAAACTAATATTAAGCTGTCTTCAGTTTCGCTTGATATTGA